AAACTAATAAAGTCAGCAAGGGAACAGCCGAAAAGAATTACATGAAGCTAGAAGACAAATGGATAGAAAAGCCAGAAGAACTAGCGGATATGTATAACAAATATTATAAATCGGTAGAGGACAAAAAGTTTGCTAAACAACCTGCTTATTGGCTATCCGCTAAGAAGTATGAAGATGAAAAACCAAAAGCAATAAGCACAGAAAAGGTTGATTTGTACCCCCTTAGACTCAAAGACTACAAAAAGGTCGTAGAAGAAAAAATGTCTAGAAATTATGTTTCTCAACAAGCTTTACAACATATTGACGAAGTACAGAGAGCAATAAAAGAGGGCGAGTTTTCCAAAGATGATGCTGAAAAGTATCTAGATTTGCGAGGGTGGCTATGAAGAAAATAATCTCTATAAATTATCAAGAAATGTCTGAACAAGCAGTTGCAAGACCACAAAAAGCATTTCGTGAAATGGATGATGTTATAAAAATGGATTGTTTAAACGATGCTATTTACGACTTAGAAGAACTCAGAAAAGACTTGCATGAAAAAATGTATAATCAATACAAGAAAAAAAACAAATGTTAGAGGTTATAACCTTTACGATGTATCTCATTACTATCACAGATATAGAAACCGCTAGTATTGAAGTTCACCGCCTTGTATTTGACAACCATGCGGAATGTTTAGCATTAGCCACAGCCATTAACCAAGTTCGTGACCCTATTTCTACAAAAAAGAACTGTAGAAGCGTCATTAATTATTATTGGGAGTTACCATAATGAAAAATGATTACGAAAAAATATTTGCACTAAAGCCTATAGTTCCAGATACAAATCAAAGAAATACTAGGGTTTTCAAAAAGGAAACAGTGGAGAAATGGAAAAAGCTTGCAAAAAAGCAAAGGGAAGAAAATAAAAAAAAATGAAATAGGTCTGATTTGGGGGGTATAAACATACACGGCACATAGCTAGACCCCCCTGTATGACGCTTAAAACAGGGCAAAAATTAAGAAAAACTAAAATATGGTAGATTTTCACATAAATATTAGTTAAATCTTAATTGTGGTACTAAGTGGACATAGTTAAGGACTGTTTGTTGTAGGTCAGTAGTACAATGATTAGTGGTTGAACCTTGAGAAGCCTGTACCACACCATCTATCCATAGGGTAAAAATAGGATGGCAAGACCAAAGAAGTACCATATAGACACAAAACAGCTACAAAAGCTTGCTAAATTTGGTTGTACTAATATAGAAATGGCTGATTTCTTTGGGTGTTCACCAGACCTTCTTGAAAAGAGTTATTCGGAATTTCTGACAAAAGGGCGTTCAGAAATGAAAATGCGTCTTAGACAACTACAATGGAAGTCGGCTGAAAAGGGCAATGTTACCATGCAAATATTTTTAGGTAAGAATATTTTGGGTCAGCAAGATAAGATAGAAACAAGCGAACTAGATGAACCGCTAGTGTGGTCGGCTGATTAATGCCACTTACAGAACCACAAAAGAAAGTAATCAAAGATGACTCAAGATTTAGGGTTTTGATTACAGGGCGTAGGTTCGGTAAAACATATCTTGCCATAAATGAATTAGCAAAGTTTGCAAGTCAGCCTAATAAAAAGGTCTGGTATGTTGCACCTAGTTACAGACAGGCAAAGGCTATCTGTTGGGGTGTTCTCAAAGAAAAGATGATACAACACAAATGGGTAAAGAGCATCAACCACAGCGATTTGACTATTACACTCAAGAACAATAGCCAGATTACACTTAGGGGTTCAGATAATGAAAACTCATTAAGGGGTGTTGGCTTACATGGTCTGGTGATGGACGAGTTCGCAGATATTAGCAAAGAAACATGGTTTGAGGTGCTTAGACCTACATTGTCAGACACAAAAGGTCATGCGTTATTCTGTGGTAGTCCTAGAGGGTTCGGTAACTGGTCTTATGAGCTATACAAGATGGGGGAAACTAATAAGGACTGGAAAAGCTTTCAATACACGACATTAGAGGGCGAACAAGTTAGTGAAGACGAGATAGAGCAAGCAAAGCAAGACCTAGACCTTAGAACCTTTCAACAAGAATATGAAGCTACTTTTGTTAACTATTCTGGAATGATTTACTACAACTTCAGTAGAGATAAAAACATAGTAGAGAAATACAGCAAGAATAGTGGGATATTGCACATAGGCTTAGACTTCAATGTTGACCCTATGAGTGCTGTAGTATGTGTTTTAGAAAATGATAGAATTTTTGTTATAGATGAAGTACAAATATACAGTAGTAATACGAATGAGATTTGTGAGGAGATTAGAACCAGATATAAGAATGTTCAAATAGTGGTATATCCAGACCCAAGTGCTAGACAAAGAAAAACAAGTGCAGGTGGTTTAACTGATTTAGCTATATTGAAAAATAATGGTTTTGATGTAAGATGTAGGAGTACAGCACCTTTAGTAAGGGATAGGATTAACGCAGTAAATAGTAAGTTAAAGAACGTAAATGGTAAAAGTAGTTTATTTATTGTTAAGTCCTGTAAAAATGCGATCAAAAGCATAGAACGACAAATATACAAGGAAGGTACGCACATTCCCGACAAAGATAGTGGATATGACCATATGAATGATGCTCTAGGGTATTTAGTAGAGTATAATTTTCCACTTAAAAGGAATTTTGCACCAAGCCATCCTAAAAGGTGGAGTTAATGGATAGGGAAACACTTACAAGTAAACACGACTTATGGCACTCAAACATAGCAAATTGGGAATTCTATATTCGTAGTTATCTTGGTGGAAATGATTATAAAAATGGCTATTACCTTCACCGCTATGTTTTAGAGTCTCCAGAAGAATATGACGCTAGAATAAGACATACCCCAGTCGATAATCATTGCAAGAATGTTGTTCAGATATACACAAGCTTTCTGTGGAGAGTTCCACCCACAAGAAATTATGGTTCATTAGATGGCGATGAACAGTTGAAGTCGTTTCTTATGGACGCTGACTTAGATGGTCGCTCATTCAACACAGTAATGCGTGAGGTACAAATGAACGCTAGTATTTATGGAAACTGTTGGGTCATAGTTGATAAGCCACAATCCAACGCTAATACAAGAGCAGAAGAACTAGCACAGGATATCAGACCTTACATTAGTATCTACACCCCAGAAAACGTTGTGAACTGGAATTACAGGCGGTCAGCTAGTGGTAGGTTCTATCTTGATATGCTGATGGTTGTAGAGGACATAAATGCAGATAGAGCAATCATAAAAATATTTACAGAAGAAACCATAGCAACCTATCAAGTTGAGGAGTATTCAGAAGAATATTCAAAAGGTGAATCTAGACTAATTGAAGAAGTACCAAACCCAATAGGAAAGATACCTGCGGTCAATGTCTATAATTTAAGGGGTGCTAAAAGACCAATAGGTATTAGTGACCTTGCTGATGTTGCATTTCTACAACAATCTATCTACAACGATTATTCCGAAAAAGAACAGCTTATCAGATTAGCAAACCATCCAAGCCTTGTAAAAACGCCAAATGTTGAAGCTAGTGCAGGTGCAGGGTCTATTATAGAGATACCAGAAGACTTAGAAGCCAATCTAAAGCCTTACATAATACAGCCAAGCGGTCAGAACCTTGATGGAATAATGAAGTGTATTCAAAACAAAGTAGACGCTATTGATAGGATAACACACATGGGTAGTGTTAGGGCAACAGGTACACAGATAGCTAGTGGCATTGCTCTACAAACAGAATTTCAGTTGTTGAACGCACGATTATCAGAGAAAGCCGATTATCTTGAGAACGCAGAAGAACAGATTTGGGGTTTGTTTGCAATGTGGCAAGATAAACAGTTTGATGGCTCAATAAACTATCCAGACACCTTTGATATTAGAGATTGGGCGAATGACCTACAATTCTTACAAATGGCGAAAGCTAGTGGTATCAAGTCCGAAACATTCAACAAGGAACTAGACAAGCAGATAGCACAGGCGGTCATTGACGATAGTGAAATGATACGAACTATCAATGAAGAAATAGACACTACTAGAACAGTTAGAGGGCAGTTCCAAACCACAGAAGTAGAAGGACAGACAGTTGAAGAAGAAACGTAAACGTAGGCAAGTACCGAAAGATAAAAGAACTGGTATTCCTAAAAAATATCTATCGGGTCTTAAAGGTGCAAAAAGAAGTGCTAGGGCAAGTTTATTGAAACAAGTCAGTGCTTTATATAAAGCAGGTGCGAGAATACCACGTTCATTACTTAGAAGAAGGAACAGGACATAATGGCAGTAAGAAGAAAACCCTTATCAGCAAAGACACTAGCAACACTTAGAGCAAAAGCAAAGAAATCTAAGTTGTTTAGTCTTGGTGACCTCAAGGCTTCTTTTCGTAGGGGTCAAGGTGCTTTTCTTTCCGCAGGGTCAAGACCTAGAATGTCAATGAATCAATGGGCGATGGCTAGAGTAAACAAGCTGATAAGCAGGGGTCGTTCTGGTACATTCGACAAAGACATAATAAGACGAGCATCAAAGAGAAAAAGAAAGTAAATGGCAAAGTATAGAGGTAAAGAAGTAAAGTTAAACAAACCATTTAGATTGTCTACAGCCGAATCTAAGCGAAAAAAGTTTGGTGTGTATGTAAAAAACAAATCTACTGGTAAGATAAATAAAGTTACATTTGGTGCTAGGGGAATGTCTATAAAGAAAAGCATACCTGCAAGGCAAAGGTCATTCTTAGCTAGAATGGGTGGTGTCCTAAAAGAGGTAAAAGGTCAGAAATCTTTATCACCTGCTTTCTGGTCAATCAAGGCTTGGAAAAAAGACTTTCCCCTATAATGTCGAGAATATTAGATAAATTAGCTGACCAACACGAACAGCGTATTATAGATGTACTTTACAGGCTTGAAGAAGACGTAATAAAAGAGGTAACAAGAGCCACAAAAGGTAACCTTGTTTCACAAAGATTAGCGATACAATTACAACCTGCAATTAGAAACCTTGTTGAAACAACATTCCTAAACGAAGCCGATACGATAATAAATGAAGAATATAACAAGATTGCAAAAGAGGTCTTGGATACGTTTGGCGAAATGCCTATACCTAAGAAGTTTAAAAGCCTAACAGAAGTAGACCTAACAACCTTAAACGCTCTCAAAACACAATCCTTCAGTGGATTTGAAGATATAGCAGAACGATTTCTAAAAGTAATAAATGATGAAGTATATCAAAGCACTATCGCAGGTAGACCATTTGAAGATATGGTTAGTAATATTCGTTCACACATATCCTCTC